GACTATATTTACCTGAATATGCCATGAGACTATTTAGAACTTTTAGGAAATCTTAATGCCATCTCCTATTTCACCGATGACAATTTCAAGAGATCTTGATCCCAATGCAGCAAAGGGTCCTCTTGAGAAACTTACGAAAAACGCATTTGCATCATCAGATTTAAGATACCCAATTGATCTTGGAACTAACAATTTCGAAGGTCTACATTACATCACATTCTATATCAACGTACAAGAAAAGTCGCAGTATAATGTAAGCGAAAGAACTGGCGCTGGTCCAACCATTAATGCAAATAGAGAACTCGATGCTGCTGGTGGAATTGGTCAGTTAGCAACAGAGGGTGTGGGTTTTTTTGGATCATTGGTTGGCGCTGCCGCATTTGGTGCAGCTGCTGGTGAGATTGGCGGTGAATTAGGATTTGCATTAGGTGGTCCTGCTGGAGCTGTGGCAGGTGCTGTTGGTGGTGGTGTTCTTGGTGGTGCATTAGGCACAGCAGTTGTGGAATCAATAAACCTATCAAGAAAAACGAAACGAATTAGTTCAACGATATCGATGTACATGCCTGACACAATCAACCAGCAAATTGTGCACGAGTATGGCGAAATTTCGATGACAGAAGCATTGGGTATGGTTGGTGCAATTGGACAAGGCGCATCATCAGTTGGTGCAAGTGTCGAAGGATATTTCAATGAAACATTTGGTGATGGAACAAAAGTAAACTTGAAAGGTGCTGGTGTCGGTTCTTTAGCTGAACTTGGTGGAACACTAGCAGAAAAATCTGGAGTTTTTGGACCAGGAATTAAAGAAGCCATTTTGTTTTCTGCTGGACTTGCTCTTAATCCACAAGTTGAAATTCTCTATCAGAAAACTGGGCATAGAGAATTCTTGTTTGATTTTAAAATGATTGCAAGAAGCGTGGCTGAGGCATCAGCAATCCGTAAGATTATTAAAGAATTTAAATTTCACTCTGCACCAGAATTGCTCCCAGGATCGCAGGGACGTTTCTTCATTCCGCCAGCAGAATTCGATATCAAATTCTTTTATAATGGTGCAGAAAATACAAACATACATAAAATATCATCTTGTGTGTTAGTTGGTATCGATGTTAACTATGCATCAGCTGGTCAATGGACAACATTTGATGATGGTATGCCAGTAGAAGTTTCAATGCAATTAAGATTTAAAGAACTCGAACTTATCCACAAGGCTCGTGTTCAGGAAGGTTACTAATGGCAACTTTAGGATATTTCAATTATTTTCCTAAAATTTTTTACACCTTTGATAAAAACACATTAAATCAACAGGTTGTCACTAATATTTTCGCTAGATCTACTTTTTTAAAAGAGGTCTCTGAGAACTCTGCCATTTATTTTAAGTATCAAGTTCAGGAATCAGACACTCCAGAAATTATTGCACACAAAATTTATGGAAGCGAATATCGTAGTTGGATTGTTTTGTTATTCAACAAATACATAAATCCACTATATGAATTTCCGTTAAAAAGTTCTGTACTTGACGATTATGTTGTAAACAAATATGATCAAACAATAGAACAAGCACAAACAACAATTCATCATTATGAGCAAGAAATAACAAAAACTGTGACATATAACGGAATTAAGTTTTATGAGTCTGTTGAATCGCATTTAATATCAGACAAAGAATACAATTTCGTGACTTCAACATTAGTCAATAGAACAGTTCCAGGTACAGCTGATACATCACTCGTTGTGAGCAGCGAACAAAAAACTTTAGATAATGGACAAGTTGTCACAATTGTCACAAGAAATAAGGCTGTTTCTAACTATCAACACGAAGTTGATGAGAACGAGAAACGCAGAACAATTCAATTAATAGATCCTTCTTATGTTTCTCGCATCGAACAAGAATTTAAGCAATTAATGAGATTATAGTAAATTATGGAATCGCCTGGTTTAGCAAACTCAAAAGATTATGAGATACAAGTGCTGGATTTAATTAATTCTGGCGGTCAAGTTGTTGATGTAAGAAAAATTTTTATGGAAATGCAATTGTTCCAGGATATCTACTCATCAGTTATGAGCGGGACAATTGTTATTCAAGATGGTCATGACATTTTCTCTAACTTCTATTTTTGTGGAAATGAGTTTATTCGAATTTCAATCGACAAACCATCTCTAGGAAAACCAATACAAAAAGTTTTTAGAATTTATAAAGTTGGTGGTAGAAAACCTGCTTCTGATTCTGGTCAAATCTATTCTTTATTTTTCTGCTCTGAAGAATTAATTTTCTCAAATCAAAAAAGAGTCAGTAAAGCATATAAAGGATTGAGAACTGCAGATATTATTCGTGACATATTACTCAATGAACTTCATGTTGACGCTATTCGAATTGGCGCATTAGAAAGAACTTCTGGTGTTTATGATCTTGTTGTCCCAGGATATCGTCCACTTGAAGTCGCTCAATGGGCTGCTTCGCGCTCATATGATGCTTCTGGAAAATACTGCTATTTCTTTTATGAGGATAGAGATGGATTCCAGTTTAAATCATACAATACAATGATTAAACAGAAACCATTAAAAGACTTAAAATATGAGATAAAAAGAGTAGATCAAATTGATCCTGCTTTAAATAAAGATTCAATTGATAGGGTTGAGATTAAACACGACTTTGACATTTTAACAATGATGTCGAATGGTGGTTTTGCATCTAAATTACTCTCTGTTGATATTTTTAATCAATCGTTTAAATATGATAACTATTCAATTGAAGTTGCTGAAGGTCAAAAGAATTTAATTAATGAATTTAAACCAACTAATGGCTTAAAGAATTACGATAAAATTCCAATCACTAGAGCATTTGACACATACTTCTTAACAAATATTGCAATTAATGATACTGCATCAGAAAGGGGTAGTGATCGTGACAAATGGTTGATGAATAGAACTCTTCATATGTCAGCAATGAACACATTCAAATTAAATATCCTTATACCTGGAGATATTTTGTTGAAAGCTGGTGATATGGTCAAATATGAATTTCCGAAATTTGTATCGCCAGATCCATCTGGGAAAGATCCTGATGAATATAGAACTGGTAAATATCTTGTAGCCGCAGTATGCCATAAATTTTCTGGTGGTGATAAAGGTGATTTTGAAAGTATTGTAGAACTAGTTTCTGATTCTGTTTCGAAACAAATTCCAGCAGCAAAAGATGGTCTGGATAAAGTGACAAGAAAATACACATGAAAGCACAAAAGAATTTTATTGGTCTTGAGGGATTCATTTGGTGGGTTGGTGTTGTTGAAGACCGACAAGATCCAGAACAACTTAATAGAGTCAGAGTTCGTTGCTTTGGTTGGCATACAGAAGATAAGAAACGAATTCCGACAAATGCACTACCATGGGCACACCCAACTATTCCAGTAAATAGTCCAGCTGCATATAATCCAAAAGAAGGCGATATGGTTTTTGGATTTTTCCTTGATGGAGATCAAGCACAAAATCCAATTATAGTTGGTGTATTTCCAGGAAAACCAGATAAAAAACCAAATTATGAAAATGGATTTAGTGATCCAGGAACAACATTAAGCACTAGACCAAAACGTCCAGATGATCCATCTGAGAAATATCCAAAATCCAAGTATTTGAAGGAAGCAACAACAAACAGACTTGCTCGAGGTAAATCAGAAGGCACAGTAATTAAAACTAGAAAAGATAACAAAACTAGTGGAATTAAATCAGCTGGTGGTGTTACATGGTCTGAGCCTAATCCTGCATTTGCACCAAAGTATCCATATAACTATGCACACGAGTCAGAATCTGGTCATGTATTTGAACTAGATGATACACCAGAAAAAGAAAGAGTTCATTTAGCCCATAGAATGGGATCTTTCTTTGAGATTGATTCTCAAGGCAGCAAAGTAGAAAAGGTTGTGAGGGATAATTATACTCTCATCATGGGTTCTGATCACGTTTATGTGAGCGGAAAATGTTCTGTGACCGTCGACGGAGATTGTAATCTCCGAGTTGGCGGAAACATGAATATTGAAGTTGCTGGACAAATCAATATGGCAGCTGGAGATGATATTCGCATTAAAGGTAAGAATGTGATGATTGAGTCTACTGGAGCATTTGACGTTAAGTCTGGTGCTGAAATGAATATTAATGCCTTTGAGAAACTCAGCCTCAAGGGTGCAAATACTGCACTTCAAGGCGAGGTTGTAGATATTCCTGCTGCAAGAATTAATATGCAATCAGGCTCAGCTGCTGATGCAACACCAACTGGATTGGCTGGTGGACAAACATCACCATCCTCTGATGCTGCTAATACAGCATCTAATACTGCTGCAAATACGGCATCATCTGGTGGAACTGGCATCACTGGCGCAATAGATACTGCACTTACAACAACATCGAAGATAACATCGGTTGTTGGTGCAGCAACCAATACAGTGGCTGGAGCACTATCGAATGTGACTTCTGCAATTAGCGGAAGTGCGCTAGGTAAGGCTGTTGGTGGATTGACTTCTTCAGTATCAGGAATTGTTGGAGATTTAGGTAAAACTCTAGATTCTACAATCGGTGCACTGCAATCAGTAACTCTACCGCTAGGAGAAGTTGCTGCTCGAGTAACTCAAACAGAAAATTTAGTCAATGGACTTCGTGGAGATATTTTAAGTTTAACTGGATCAGAAAGAAACACAACACTTGGTAAGATCGATACGGTGTCAACTCTAGCATCAAATAGAAATATCGATTTCAATATTGATCAGGATATTACAACTGCAATTAATGTTGTTAAGAACGTTGGGGTTGCAGCATTTGAGACAGTGACTGGAAAAAGATTGTATCCAAAAACAGAATCTGTCCAAGTCCCAAGTTCAAATACAGGTTAAATTATGGCGATCGTAGTTACATTGCCTTGTCCTGCAACTTTGCTGCCGACAAAAGCAGATCTTGCAAATATCTTTATACAACTTGCAAGTTTACCTGCTCAATTTGAGGCAGAAGTTGAAAAGGTGAAGCGATCTGCTGAATCTCAGATAGATGCTGCTGTGAGACAAGCCATTCTAGAAAAGACTGCGCCATTGTATGCAGCTGCAGATAAGGTTCGAACGATATTAAATCAGATAGATTCTTTACTCGGAAATTTTCCGATATCGTTGACTGATCCGATTTATGCATATTTGAGTGTTCCAGCGTGGGAATGGGAAAGAAGAATCACAGCGATTGTTCAAGAATATCATCTTTATGTCCAAGCGAAATTTATGGAACTGATTGCAAAAGTTCTTCCATTAAGTTTTTCGATTCCAATTTTGGGATTAAATATTGATGTTGTGCAATTATTCTCTAATGCTGCATATAGAGCAGCTTTAAAGGCTCAAATTCTAGAAAAAATAGATTTCTTTTTTAACCTAGTTCCTGAAATCTACAGAACATTTAATGGATTGTATGGAGTATTCTCAACTGCAATACAAGCAGAAATCATTTGGTCGTATATTATGAGTCAACTTAAGAAGGGAGCTTTACAGATAATCTATAACGCACTCGGTGGATTGATTGATAAATTTAATACTATTTGGAAGGCATTAGGATTACCCGCTCTACCTGCTCTCTTAAGTTTAGATGTTGCTGCATTGATTCAGACAATTCTTGCAAGTATTATAGAAAGAATAAAAAACGCTCCATATGAACTGAAAGAGAAACTATTAAAAGAGGCAGTCGAACTTATCGAGTCTCTCTCTATATTCGGGTTTAATGTTGTGACCTTGATTGGTGGTGAGATAGATCGGTATGTTACAAGTTACGAACAGAAACTCAATGCATACATAGAGGCTTTAAGAGACTTTGCAGAAGATTGGCCACAATATCTTATAAAGTTATGGATGCAGAAGGTCACAGCATTTTTCAATGCAATAGGTTTGAGTGAACTTCTTCAGTGGTTGAACTTCAATTTTTGCACGTTCTTAAGATTGATCGGAGTTCCGACTTCAATCTCGATAGATGTTGATGTGGCGGTAGATATAAACCAAAGATCATTCTCAGCCTCTATAGAACCTGTTGCAGTATAACATATAAATAATAAATTACAAGAATATCGCTCAGAGCAAGATGTCACTAAATTCCAGAACCTTTATAGATTTTGATGTGGATTTCTTACCGAATCCAATCACAAAAGACATTCTAAAGAAAACGAATGAGAGTTCTATTGCTCAATCGATATCTAATCTTTTGCAAACCTCTCACTATGAGAGACTGTTTAATGCTAATATCGGATGCAACTTGAAGAGGCATCTATTCGAGCCAATCGATAATATCTCAACTAATAATATTAAAGAAGAGATAACACAAACGATTACAAATTATGAGCCTAGAGTCAAGTTATTAGATGTCAGTGTTATTCCAGACTATGATTCTAACGGATATACAGTGAGTATCAAATTTTTCGTAATTAATGACCCGCAACCTATTACGATCACATTTTTCTTAGAACGAGTAAGATAAGATGGCAAATATTGACGCAAAACTTCAAGTCGCTGAACTAGATTTCGATACTATCAAACGAAATCTAAGACAATTTCTACAAGCCCAGTCGGAATTCAGTGATTACAATTTCGAAGGTTCTGGTCTTTCTGTTCTATTAGATGTTTTAGCATATAATACCCATTACATGGGTTACTATTTGAACATGGTCTCAAATGAGATGTTCATCGATACTGCTATCACTCGTGGATCTGTTGTTTCTCACGCAAAACTTCTTGGATATACTCCAAGATCTAGAGTTTCTCCACAAGCTGCAGTTGATCTAACCATCACACCAGTTGCTAATGATTCAAACTCATCAATCGTCATTCCAAGATTTACACGATTTGTTTCAGAAACTAAAGATGGTGTAAACTATATTTTTGCCACACCATCTGCAAGAATTGTATCAAAAAATACATCTACTGGACTATTCAATGTAGAAAACTTAATAATTAAAGAAGGTCAACCAACTTCTTTCACATTTACATATAATTCAGCGACCAATCCAAAGCAAATTTTTGAACTTCCTGATGTTGGTATTGATACATCAACATTAGTTGTTGCTGTTCAAAAGTCAACACAAAATGCAAATTTAGAAACATTTATTTTGGCTCAAGATGCAACTGATGTGGATGAAGATGCAGCAGTTTATTATCTTGAAGAAAACAAAAATGGGAAATATCAGATTTATTTTGGCGATGATGTCATCGGTAAAAAATTGTCTGATGGCAATATTATTATTGTTTCTTACATCGTAACGACTGGCGCAAATGCTAATGGAGTTCGTTCATTCAAACTACTTGATAATATCTTGAACAATGCAACAATTGCAGTCACACTCAGATCAGAGGCAACCTCTGGTGCGTCTGAAGAGACTATTGATCAAATTAGATTTACTGCACCTAAAGCATATATTTCACAAAATAGAGCAGTAACAAAAAATGATTATATTGCTCTAATCAATAGAGATTATCCATATTTCCAAGCAGTCAATGTTTGGGGTGGTGAAGAAAATGACCCACCAGTATATGGTAAAGTGTTTTTTACAGCAAAACCACTTGGTGGTTATGAGATAACCTCTTCTGAAATTGAATTTGTTAAAAATAATGTCATCAAACCATTCTCTGTTTTGACTGTAACACCAGAATATGTTGCAGCAGATTATAACTACTTAAATTTAGATATCGAAGTTAATTTTGATCCAACTAAAACAAACAAAACTGCAGAAGAAGTTAAAGCATCAATCGTTTCTGCAATAAGAAATTTTGCAAGTGTTAATCTTGACACTTTCAATAACTCATTTAAAGTTTCCCAGTTGGCAAGAGCAATTGACGATTCTGAATCTTCAATCATAAGCAATGATATTAAAGTTAGCATTGAAAAGCGTTTTGCTCCAGATACAACTCGCCCACAAAGTTACTCAATTAATTTTGGAACAGAATTGCAGCAAGGAACCACTCTACAAAGAATTTTCTCAACGCCATCATTTAAATATGTTGACAATTCAGGTATCGAAAGAGATTGCTTTATTGAAGAAGTTCTTCAATCATATACTGGTATTGAAGAAA